AGAGTATTGGGAAAAGAACATACCACTAAGAGAGTCAACCAATTGAAGAAACAAATGGCTGCACTACAAAGAGCAGCCGTCAGCCAGTTGGCTATCAAGAAAAAGTTGAATAAGATTTTGACACCCTTTCAAGGGGATGTGAATCAACAAATCTTTGTCGACATTAAAGCCCTGAGGATGGGTCTGGATTCAAAAAAGATCAATGATGTTTTGAGAAGGTTAAGGAAAGAGACAAAAGGGTCAAGTGACCTTCAGAAACTGAGGGATCTTAATGAAGACGTTGCTGGAATGTCAGGCATGGTCGCTAAACAAACAACAGTTGAGGTGGATTCCACGATGTTAACAGATGATGAGATAATGTTGTGTGTGGAAAATATTGAGATGATCAAGAAAAAAGCTGAGTATAAGGGTGGGTTGAGACCAAAACTGAGTGGATTTGAGTTGGAAACTGGTATGAGCAGTGAAGATCATGCGAAATTCAATAAGCTTTTTAGTAGGTTTGTACCAAAGAGAGAGGATACCAGGGGAAGTGTGTCAAAACCTAGATCATGGGTTGGCATAAACCCAAAGGATCTAGCCAACCAGTTTGGAACCTCACCAGCCGTTACAATAACGTTGATGATGATGAGGACGAACTCACCCTTCAAGGACATACTAGAAGCATTGAATGACATTGCAATCCTAGACTCTGGGATGTTCGTTAATTCTGCTGTCATAAAAGCAATGGCAATCTCTCATACATGCTTGGATTGTATTGAATTTTCTGTACCGAAGAATTCATCGGGTTACAACATAACAGTGAAGTCAGTTGTCAAAGCTGCAAATGCAATCTCAGGGTTACCCAAACTGGAGAAAATTGTGTTGGATGATGAGAACAGAGTGAAAGTGTTGCAATCCTTACTTGAAGTTCAAAAGGAATTCAAGATAAAGATTGTCATAGATGAAGAGAGAAGCCTGTTTGAAGATCTGTTCTATAAAGTCTGTGTTTCTCCAAATGGGCCATGTGTCATATCAGTTAGGTCTGAACTAACAGGGAGAGGCTGGGAAAACACGGTATTCCGTTTGAGAAGGCCACCACCATATGCACCTAGGTTATACCCGGACTTGATGGACCTAGATATGGATGTAGTTCCACCATTGAAGCTAAGTTTGGAGTCAGATTCATCTTCAAATGAAATGGATGAGTACATCAAGAGCACAAAAAAGGAAGATACAATGGAAATGGAAGTTATTGACCCCAGGATGCCCCATCTTCTCAAAGTTTGCGAAAAGATTTTCCAAAATAAGAAGCCAGTTTTTGTTGATATAGAAGGGCCACCTCGAGACCCTGTTGAGATTGCCTTCTTGAACACAGACACAAGCGAATACATTCACATCTTCAGGATGCCTAAGGACAAGGATGACTTCAAGAAATCTTCCAAACATTGTCATGGCTTGCTTTTGGATGATATGTCCAATCATCCAGATTTGCAACCTGATAAGAGTATTGAAGCAATGTTTGCAAAGATACCCCATGACTGCACAATACTCTCCCAGGGTTCTGACATCGAAGACTGCTTTAAGTTCTTTGGCAGAAAGGACATTACTGTGAACGATTGCAAATGGAAAAAGGAAGACTACAACATCTATCATGATGAGCTCCTTGATAACTATGCTGACAGCCTACCCTATGTACATTCAGGGGCAGTGAAGGATAAGAAAGGGGCTCTAATTGCACCTCACTGTGCTCTCCTTGACTGCATGATGTTCTCCAGGAAATACTCTGGGAAAAACATTAAATGTCCTGGGCCTGTGGAGGTCTAACCCCATAAACGTCCGGCCCGGCGAGCAGAGCACCCAGGGCGGGCAACCGGGCCCACAGACACCACCCAGAACAGAAACAAAAGCAGCAAAATCACCAAGGCAAACCCTCCGGCGAACAAAGCACCCAGGGCGGGCGACCGGAGAGACAACAAACCAACCGCTGGCTCCCAGCCCACCAGAGACAAGTCTCTGGTGGGCTGGGAGCCGGCGGCCGTGGCCTCCACGCTCTGGGGGCGGGGTGTCGCTGGGGGGGACTACCTCTTCATCCAGCTGCAAACAAAGCAGGCCAAAACAACGAGAATGATAATTGGAATCCACTGTATCACATGTCCCAACAAGCTCCCGTAGAACCCCAGGGTTCCCAGGCCGCCAAATGGGTCTGGCTCGTGGAAAAACTTTTTCATTTCCTCATGGACTTTGTCTATCATATCAGACACATTCCTCTTGAAGTCATCAATATCAGAACAACAAAGAGGACCCTTAAACACACCACAAAGACCACCTTGATGAGCAAGCAGATAGTTCAGAGCCATCTCATGCTCGATGACGTGATCTCTAATCTCACCCTGTTCTTTGTTCAGCAGAAACAAGGCTGTTGTGGTATAGTTTGGAGTCTTTGCTATCTTACATGCAATGGCATCAGTCACATGTTCAGTTGGGATATCTGTAAAGAGTTGGTTATTCCAGCACTGAAGAAGTTGGCCCAGCCCCCACCCATAGTCGGTTCCCGTACTATGCCCAAAGAGACCAACATTGGAATCACAACCTGGCTCAATCGTGTTGTCCACCTTTGAGCCGCTTGTCAAGGCTAGGGAATGATGTGTCAGCAAATTTCTGTTGTGAAGGGCTATACACACATAGTTGGATGTGTTAGCAATGTCTTCTGTGACATAGTCTTTTGCGGCAGAGGAATTCATAACAAAGTTGTCATTGAAGATGAGTTCGGTGGGACACATGATTAATGCAGCAGTCTTATTCAGTTTGTTGTAGACAACTAATTTTATCCTTTTAAAATCTTTGCAACTTATACAGATCTTATATCCCCGTGATTTGAAATTTTTATCACTTGATTGGTGGTGCGTCCTGTTCAACTCATGCGAAGTGAAGCCAACTTTTCTATTATGAAGGACCTGCCTACCTTTCATCACAGAGATCTGCACACAGGCTGTAAATCCCTGCGCTCTGCATGATCCAATTGCTAAGTTGTAGCTTATATTCTCATATCGAACAACTGAGGTTCTAATTGTATAATTGACTGCCTCATTACCAAATAGTTTCATTTCATGACTCATGGTCAATGTCCTACCAGGAGAAGGAGGACCATCAGCAGCTCTAATTGAGAATTCGAAGAGTGGCCAGGTGTCATTTGGGGTGATACCAAGAAAACTCTGTGTTGGTTCAATAAATTGAAGTCCATGACAGATGCTGGAGTTGTCTGAGGCTGCAAGGGAGAGTAGTTCGGTGATGGTTGCACTCGTTCCAATTGCCAGCACTAGAAGGACCACAACTGAGAGATTTCTGCTCATTGTGGAGCCGCCTTGGGGCCTGGCCCCTCTGTGGTCCTGCTCTGTGAGTGGTCTTAAGATCTGACACCGC